GCCTGGTATATCTTCTCCGGGATACGCTCTGTAGGAACAGAGAAGGGAATGACACAGGATTTCTTTATTTCATTAGCCACGCGGTTGATGAATACTGCATCCACCTCATCCTCCAGTTCGGGGGTCCAATCTATGTTATCTTTCATAAGTGATGTTTATACAATAATGGGACCAATTATAAACTTCTTCAGGTTAAAGAATATATTAATGATGAACAAAAAACCCTATATAAAGATGAATACAACCCTTTTGATTGATGGGAACTGGCTACTATTGTCGCGCGTTTTTCTTCTACAAGATAAATTTAAGCTCTCCAATCCCCAGCGGATTAAAGAAGAGGCTACTCAGGACCTCATGGAAATCCTGGGCCGGTCTGTGTCCGGTATGCTCCATAAAATACCGGAGCTAACAAATATCATCCTTATAGCCGATGGAGGTAGTTGGCGAAAGGAACTTCCTATACCCGACCAACTCAAAGAGACTACCTATAAAGGCAATCGTACCAAAGAAAGTGAAACGGACTGGAATGCTATCTTCGGAGCCTTCACCAGGTGGCAGAAGGCTGTGGCCAAGGCCGGAGTAACAGTATCCCAGGGATATGGCATCGAGGGGGATGACTGGATATGGTACTGGTCCCGGAACCTCAATGCTCAGGGAATCAATGTGGTCATATGGAGCTCTGACTGCGACCTCAAGCAACTGGTCCAACTAAATGGCATGGCGTTCACCGCCTGGTATAATGACAAGGTAGGACTGGTGCTGCCCGAGGCGGCCAAAGAACCCGAGGATATCCTGGATATGTTTATGGCACCCTCCACTCGTAGTGGAGAACTGGAAGCCCTGGAACGAAGGATTAAAAAGCATATATACATCAATCCGGATGCTATCGCCATAGAGAAGATTATCCAGGGGGATGCTGGAGATAATATCAAGTCTGTGGCGCGCATAACAAAAAACAATCGCACTTATAAGGTAGGACCAAAGGACTATGCCAAGGTCATGGAAGCCCTGGGAGAGCCTACTGATATCCATGCATTTATATCTAAGTTCGAGGGAGTATCAAAGACCATTCCTGCCGCTATTAAAAAATTCAATGGTTATAATACCGAGAAAATTTCAGAAATGCTGGATTATAACCTGAGGCTGGTATGGTTGAACGAGGAGGTGATTCCGGAAACTGTGATAACCAAAATGGCAGAATCAGAATACAAAAAAGCAGATGTTAATGAAATAAAAAACAATTTCCGAGTCCTCTGCGAGGTGCCTGAAGATATCTCCAAGGTGGAAGATGACCTTCCATTCTAAATTGGCCCCTCTGCCATCATATAAAAAAAGAGTGGCTTGTATGCCACTCTCTATAATTTAGGAATATTCATATTAGCGGAACCAAAGGATGGTACCTTAGGAGTCATAGAGTTCATCATCTTCTTAGGATTTTTATATTGGTCGATGTTATATTGTTTCATCTCCCGCTCCTGAGAATCATTCTGTTGTTTTACCTGATTTTGCAGCTCCTCTAACCAACCCTCATATTCCCAAAAAGGCATGTTATCTATCTCAGATGGTTGGACATGCATCTCTTTGGCCAGGGTGGCCTTGATCTTAATAAGCTTGATTACATCAATATGAAACAACATGATTATAATGTTCTCCATATAGGATCCATCAATCCTTTGAGGAGGAAAATCCTCCCCTGCAGACAAATCAATGTTCTCAACTATATCCTCGAGTTTAGCGGGAACCAAACTTCTTAGCCTTAGTCTCAGTGCGGAACAATGCTTTAATACCGTTTGGAAACTTGACAGTGGAATGTGTCTCCTGGCCACATACTGGGCAAGTAGCCCTTAAAGTCTCAGATGGATCAACGCTGAGGTTCTTAATAACATCAGACATAAAATCAAACATCTCCACATCCCAACTCTTATATTCGCGGTAGATGCGCTCGATCTGGTTGTTCAAGGCCTCCTCTTTGGCAGGTTTAGGCATTAACCATACCAGGAACTTAACAAAGGTCTCATCTACCTTTTGCTTAGCTCTCACCTTGGCTGTGGCCCACTCAATGATAGCATCATCCTTTCCTACATTTGGAGTATAGAGCTTGATAGACTCATGGTTGACATCATACTCTTTGGGGTCGATTACCCATTCAGTACCATTCCAATATTTATCTACCAGTTCCTTATCTGGCATTTCAAAGAATAACGACTTGGCGTTCAGGGTATAGGTCAGCATGGACTCACATTCCGAGCAGGCATCCTCAAATTCTACCTTGGATTCCCCTTTCATAAATGTGGCCTCGCGGACCTTGAGAATGAACCAAAAACGGTCCCAGGTATTAATCTGCTTCCAGCCTGCGCCCATACCAGAATGAGTATCAATCTTCACCGAGGTACGGAGAATCTCATTGAGCACATTCAAAGTCTGTCGAGGGTCCTCTTCATCTACAGCTGTCCAGTTTTTAATGGCAGCAACAGTGGCTGGTTTTACATAGAAATCCCATTCTTCCGGATAAAACGTAGAACGCTCTCCCATCTCATTTCTATCCACGGGCACCCATCCGCCGGAGATGTCTACCACTCTGGCCTCGGCTCTCATAGCGCGCTCCTGGCGGATGCGCTCCTGAAAAGCTTCCATATCTTTCTTCTCGGAATCAGAAAGGACTTCCTTTCCGGTTAATATCTGTTCGGCACGCTCCAGTTTACCCAGACCCTTTGCGGAGTCCTGAGTAGAACCTGCATCACCAATCTGTTGAGCCATTTGCTCATCAAAATTTTCTTCTTTCTTGCTCATGTTATCTTATTGACTTATGCCTATATAATAACAAAGGAAGGATTGTTACGTCCTTCCTTTGGAATTTTAATTAACTATTTTGACTTTTTGAATCTCGTCCGTTAAAATATGAGATTGTGAGGGATTGATTATATATCCTAATCGACTTAGAACATCCCTATTCAATAACATATTGGTGGTTTTATTATTCCTATTTTTAACCAGAGCCACAGGGACACCACGCACCTTTCGCTGACCAACTTTTATCATTGGAATGATAATCACAGGCCGCTCGTACACTTCTTCTCCGGCCTCGGCTCTCATGATTCGCACCTTTTTATAAGTGAACTTTTTGCCCTCCATGGAGAAGGTTATCTTGTTTCCGGATTCCTCGTATTCTCCAACCTCTAAGGTGCTGGCACCTGTGGAATTGCCTGTGTCTAACTTAGCCAAGAACTGCTTGGTGGTGTTATCATCAAATTTAACCTCCACACTCTCAATGAATCCTGCGTTCTTGTCCTGCAACATAAACTCCGCAGGGTCGCCCAGTTCATTTAACATCACATTAATAAAATTGTGTTTTATAACATCAGTGATGCCATCTGTACCTGGAGAGGCATTAATCTCAAGGACTACGTCTTTATACCCATCGATGTTCTTTCCCTTGAGTGGCATGATATCTACTGCACACCATGGAAGCTTTGATATTTGCGCAGTTTTAAGCGCTATCTGCTCCTGTTCTGGGGTTAGTGTGACTTTGATCGCCTGTGCACCCAAACTCACGTTAGAGCGAAAATCTCCGCCGAGTTGCTGACGCTTCATGGCCGCCAGAATAATCTGCTTGTTGCGGAGAGTGAGCACATGGACGCGGATATCCCCACCATCACCATCTTCCTTGCGCTGGATAATGAGATTTTGTTCTGGATTAATAGCGAATATAGTTTGGAGTATGGCTACCAGTTTCTTGCAATCGCAGGTAAATACTCCGGTACCCCCATGGCCATCGAGGATTTTAACTACCACATCCAGTTCGGCATTGCCATCTGGATTCTTTTCATCAAACTCCTCATATACTCGTTTCATATTCTCATTAAACTCCTTCTCATCATAGAGGACATCTTTTGTCATGGCGCAGAAACGAGGTTGTGGAATATCACCTTTTCCAAAGAGGAAGGCGGATTCCAGTTTATTAGAAGCCAGCTCAGAATAGCGGACCGGATTGAGAACCAAGAAGCCGCGGTCTTGTAACAGCTTCACAGCCTCCTCACATTCATCCTCTCCCTGAACTCCCAAACGAGAGAATACCAGGGTATCAATATTAGACTGGTCCTCAATCTTAAATTCATCGTCATCATCAGCAATGATCAGGGTATGGCCATTATCATCTGAATCTGTCTTGGCTGCGATGAAAACATGTAGTTCCGGTCTTTCATCCTCTGGGAGAGCCTGGATGGCATCCTCGAGATTTTTCAGGGTCTTGTTTTCCTTGGGGTCCTTGTTATTGGTAAAAATGATGATATGTTTGAAAATGCAGGTTGGAGCCTTGTCCAAATCAGCATAAACAACTGGGAGTCTCTTGGCTCTGTTGGTGCGGTCTGCCTTATCCCTATCATGATTTTTGTCAATCTCTTCCTCTTCCTCACTCTTTTTCTTTTTAGTATCATCCTTCTTTTTTAAGGATTCATATAAGGAACTGGTCAGGAGGTCAGAAACTGAACCGAAATTTCTATAATCAATTTCATTAAGGTTCATGAGTAATTCATTTGTTTACACAAATAATAATATCAGCTGTAATGTATGTCTTTGATCATTTAGTTGGGATACAAAAAATGGTGACACTTTTGGTGTCACCATCTCATATAAGTCATTGATTATTAAGCAAGTACAGTCTTGCCTGCAATGGTAAAGTTTTCAAATGCATCTCCATATTTTGTACACAGCAGATCAAAACCCTTTTCCCAGTCGTGGTTCTTAAGCAATTCATCCAGGGTGATGCCCCAGGCGCCTGCAAATTTCTCGAACGTAGGAATCCAGATGGACTTATAAGTCTCGGGCTCTTGCTTCTCCTGTTCCTTCCTATTGGTATTAATGTAGAACATTTTTGACCAATAAGACTTCTTCAGTCCATGAGCACCAAACATAACGTTCTGTATAATGTCCAATGCATAAGAGGCCAGCTGCTCGGAATCGGCTGCTACCATGGCCTTGGCCCAGTTTTCAAATTCTTCCCCAGTAGGAAGAGAATTAGCATGAGCAGAAACGATTAATTGAGCAAATGGCAGAGCCACCTTCTGCAAGTCCTGAGGCTTGATCTTTGGCATTACACCTCTGTTCCAAACGCCCTCTACTGCAGCATCAAAGTTACCGATGCGAGATACAGTTTCAAGGAAAGCAAGGAATCCATCTACCGCAGTGGCAGGGATAACCCCGTTCAGGGCACGACCAATGATTCTACGAGGAATATCAAAGATGGTGAATCCTTCAAGTGTTCCAGTCTCAGCATAGCGTGCAAGTTTACGCATGGCATTAGTCCAAGAACGAGGAGTACACATTACAGAAGCAGGATTATCGTTCTCTCCAGATTCATTAGGGTCCCAATAGAAATATTTTCCGCCTGACATATTCTCTGATTCAGGCATAGCCAACCAAGAGAGCAGTAATGGGGAGATATAGTTTTGGGTCTTAGCCCATTCCATCCAGCTCTTTGCTGTTGGCTCATAATAAAGAACATTGAAGCGGTTCAACAAAGCATTACCTAATGATGTCTGGCCTGATAGCTCATCCTCTGGTCGGTTCGAAGCTGCGATGATAACCCAGCCGGAGCCTACCTTATAACCATTGAAAATCTTCTCGTTGATAAGTGGGAGGACTACGTTGAGGACCTGTGGAGTGGCACGAGAGAGCTCATCTATAAATAAGAGGCCCCTGCCACATGCAGCATCTGCCTGAGCATCTTTCTCCTTGTCTCCTGTTGGCTTATATACAGGTAACCAAGTCTTAGGTACATCATCTGCCTTCTCCTGACCATCTACAGTTACATATTTAGGAAGGGTAAAGTTGTCCGGGGTTTCATTAGAAAGCGTCTTACAAATCAGCTCGGCACCCTTCATCTCCGGATAAAAATCCAAAACAGTGCGAAGAATAGCCGTTTTACCAATACCAGGGGCACCAAAGATAAGCAATGGGGCATCCTCGGGATGTTTCAAAGCCATTAGAATCTCATCTCTCAGCTCATCGCTATCTACTACATTATAACGAGCCTCAGGGTCATCAGTGTGCATCTTCACCTCATTGATAGGCTCAAAGCCCTGCAGGTAGTTGGCAATATACTCCCAGGCATTGGTATCCTCGGACTCCTTCAACATAGAATCCCAGTATTTAATAGAATTTCCAGAACCATAGAGCTTCTTAGCATCATCAGGCTTGGCATTGTTACCGGTTACTCTTTTTGTTTCATTGGAGGCAACCACTACAGTTTTACTACGATCTACCTCTCCATCCTTATAGGCCTGAGAAACAGTACCTGGGGTGATGGATTGATAGATATCACCATTCTTGTCCATGGCAATCCAATAACAGGAGCCCTTGAGCTTAGTCCATATCCTACCAAAAGCAGACACTACCTTATCATAGAGTCTCTTGAATTTGGCGAGAAGGTTAGAGGCAAGACTCTCGTCTGTTCGAACAGCTAAAAAATCACTTAATGATTGAATGCTGGATAATTGTTCGTTGATTTGTTTCATTTATTAAAAATTTGCATTGTATGCTACAATAATAAAACAACAATGCAGGATACAATAAAAAAGGAGAACTTTCGTCCTCCTTTGTAATAGTATGAATAACAAGGTTGAGACACCTTGCGTGTATCATAAATTGTTTGACATTGTTTTAGGCCTGAGTCTCTTTCCACCAGTCAGATACCATCTTGACTGATAAGGTAGCAGCCTCGTCTTGTTCATAATCGAGCTCACCCAAGTTACCAAGGCCACCATTGAGCATAACATCCTTGAAGATGATATTCCAATAGATGTCCCCTGCGCGGTTGGCTACAGAGATATTCAACCAATCTGCACAATACTCACGCTTCAAAGAACGAGCACCAGTATTAACATCATATCCCAGGGCTGCCCAGGCGCGGAATAGTTTATAGATGTAGTTATCTGTATCATCGCGAAGGTTCAAGGTGAACTCCATCTCAATCTCAGCATGAGTAGATTCCAACTTAGGAGAGATATAGGACCTGTCTGTTCCCATGAACTTCTGTTGTTTAACACTTGGGGAGGAGCTGAGTACATCCAGGCCGGAAATCTTAAGGAGGTGTTCGGTCAAAAGGAATTCATCTTTGCCAAACTTTTCCCGTAAGGCCTCAGGTACTGTAAACTTCACCTCAAAGATGTCTTTGTGGACAGGATCAAATTTATCCCGACCAGCGAGCGAGTTTTGAATATGTGGTAATGACATTACTAATATATATATTTTTGTTATTCCAATAATAATCTTTATCAATTTATAATCTAAAAAGTACTTCCCTCAGGAATATAAAACAATAATATCTCTTCCACCCACTTCCTGGAAAGAGAAGCTATATGGGATTATAATCGCCCGATAGTCTGCTCGGTGAATATCTTAAATTTCAGGCCCCTGGCATTGCAAAAGGCCATGGCCGCTCTCCATTTGTAATTATTTTTCACCCATTCATTCATTAACCAGGAGTTTTCATTAGCGGGTTTAATAGTTTGATTCTTGGGCTTAATCTCCACCAACCATTTCTCCCCATTATCCATCTCCACATAAAAATCTGGATTATAAGTATGAGGCTTATCCCCAATTTTATAAGGAATCTGCACTACCTCCGAACCCCATCTAACTACCTGTTTGCTATTTTCACACCAAACTATAAACTTCTTCTCATAGGAGCTCCTGTATATAATGGGATGGCCGGGGTCTATATATTTTTTACAGGACCTGGGGTCCAGGTACCCCTGAGAGTACCTGGATTGTTTCCTCGGTTTTAATTGCTTGATGTTCATTTTTTCTTGGGATTAGGTCTGGTTTGTGGCTGAGCCTTGGGATCAGGTTTAGCACTATTATTAGGCTTGGTTTCCTCCTCTTTTGGCTTATCATGGAATCCCTGAGCCATCTCCATGGCAGGCTCCAGAATGGCATATGCATCCGCATCTCCAAAGGCCTCGATTAATTCTGCAGAAGGTATGACATCGGAAGCCGAGACATCCTTACCATCCGCCAGAGTAATCTCCATAGCATGGGTCTTGGTAATCTCCTGTCCTACTGCCTCGTTATTCTCCGCGGGGGCCTCATTCTCCTTTTTGATTTTTCCTCGTTCTGCTGCCTGGGTCTTCCTGGTCTGGGTATTATCTCTGACCGGTCTATGGGCCTTAGAAGTTTTAACCTCAATGGCATCAGCATCCTTGATATCCACAGGAGCAGCAGTATTATTACTGGTCCCCTTATAGTTCTGGGCGGAGGAATACATATCCAAAATGGCATTAGACATGGATAGGGCAATGCGGTCATCCCCTCGCATATACATCTGCTCTATCTTCCATTTATCCTTTGGACGACCCCTATCAAATGACATGGTGACCTTTATATTAGTAGGGAAATCATCCAGGCCGAGTGGACCAGACTGCTCTATGGTGGTATTAGTAAGAATCATGTTTCCTACTGATACTATGGGTCGTTTTGGATTTCCAATGGTGATATGCCAAAAGCCAACTGGTACATCCTTAAACAAGGCAGGGTAGACATATTTCTTAGGTCGGCCCATGTTATTCAGTAGCCCACCAATTAGCATACCTCCGACTACGTTCAGGGCATTTTTAATAGCATTCAACAGTCCTCCCTGAGAATCAATCATGCTCTTGGCCTTGGCTCCTACCCCTTTGAGGTCAGCCATAAAGGCATCCCAATAACCTGTGGCCGAGCCATGAGCCTTGAAGATATTAAGGTTGCGGAACGTAGACATCTGAGGATATTGGGTGGGCCAATAACCGCCGCCCCAGAATCCACCTTTAGTATAAGTAACCGAAAGGATGCTGGATAATAGGTCTAACATAGCCTGGCGCGGATTGATGCCGTTATAGGCCCGGAGCTCGTATTCAAAAACAAGGTCGAACTTCCAATCAAACTGCAAGCCATCCTGGCCGCGGCGATAGATAGTGTTCACATTATCAATCATCTCTGGATATAAATGGTTTTTGGTCCGGTACCTGGGGTCGTTTGGAGACGGGTATTGCCCGTTGGTCACCCCAAACAAACCAGTAAACCATCCCATGGCAGGAACGCCCGACCCTGAGTTAAAGGCCATACGGGTCTGAGGATTGAAGGCCGCCTCTATGGCATTCAGAGGTCCTCCTTCACCACCACCCAGATCAATAGGGTCTTCCCATTGGGCGTGCTCCTCCTTGAAGGACATTTTATAGGAGTATTTAAGAATATTGGCCATTTCATTGCCGGATACTCCCATCCAGGTACACATAGTTCCTATTGGAGTAGAACCATTGTATTTATAATTCTTCTTGGAGCGCATGGAACCCATACCCTGAGGCATGATGCCATCTCCAACGGCCCCGGCGAACCTCCGAACAGTTATAAGGTAGTTATTAGGCACTGTTCCAAGATACTTGCAGTACATAAAATCAGAATACTGGTATCCGCAACGACCAAAGACCCCTTTTTTGGAGGCCTCTATCAAATCCCGTACCGAGCAGGCTCCAAGCTCCCTTAGCTCTTTTCTGGTCTCCGGGCTGTCCATAAGCGGTGCATTTTGATACTTTCTATATATGGTTGCCTTATGAACCCGTTTCTGTACCTGCTCCCATTGCTTGGTCCGACTGGCCCTTCTCATGGCCTTGGCATCCCAGCCATCCACATCATTTCCACCATTAGCTCCTGTGAGAACAGCGGACTGCTTGGAGAAGATAGAGCGAACTCCAGGGGCACCAGCCATATCATTGTTGTCTATGGTACCAGCAGGCAGCTCCTCTCCGGTATTAGGGTCCCAGGCCATCTGGGTCACATCGTTCATGGTAGGAAAGATACCCATGTTGAGATAGGTATTCAGGGATTTATAAGCATCGGAGGAGAACAGCTGGGACCGGTTATATCTGTCCCTGGAGGTCATAGAATATCTCGCGATGGCTTCATTCTTGAATATTTTATTGTTAAATGCCATTGTAATTTCTTTGTAGAAATAATCACATCTCCTCTAAACTTATGCCTGCCATTTGGGATATTATAATGTGGGAGGGAAATCCCTACCCCCAAATAACTTCAAAATTACTTTACAATTAATTATGGCAGATTTTATTGATGAGATGATGGGATTTAATCCCGCAAGTATGGATGCATTTCAGGACAAAGGTCCTAAGTCAGATCCAAACATTTACAAGACTAATCCAAAGAATTCCAAGTCAGATGATGGGGAGTACCACTCTAAGGTTCGCGTGTTGTTGAACCCATTATCTCCAAAGGATTCCATTGTGCCTCGCTCAGGGTACTGGTTGGAGTCCATGGATGGCTCAAGAAGCGTTCCTTCCTCTCTATCCATTGGAGACAAGCAATGTCCTATTTTCAAGGCATGGAAGGTGGGTCACTTTAACGAGGAGAAGAAGGCCTTTTATGATTCAATTTTCAACAAGAATGAATCTATGTGGGTGCTTGTTCAGATTCTCGAAGATGACAACCAACCTGAGTTGGTAGGCCAGTTCAGAATGATGAAGCTCGCCAGGGACATCTATGAGAAGCTTTCTGCGAAGATGAATCCTTCCAGCGCCTCTGGTAAAACACCTTATCCTGTTATGGACTATGTTATAGGATTGGCTCTTGACATGGATGTGAAGCCAGGACCCGAAGACAGCCAACATCCTGAACGGAGACAGAGAGAAATCTCTTATTCAGTATGTGACTTTGGTGATTATGCTCCAATCATTAAAACTGATGGTACCCCATTGTTTGATGAGGATGAATTGGAACTGATTGACAATTATGTCACTGCAGCCAATGCTGCCCAGAACGGCAAGACACAGAAGAAGAAGGACGAGGCAAGCAAGAAGCTCGCTGAGATCAAACCACAGATTCGCCCTTTGTATGAAAAAGCTATCTCTTATGTTCGCGAGAATATGAAGAAGGTAGATGGTACTCCATTGGACCTCGTTAAGGAACGCGGCTTCCAGCCATGGGATGAGGCTACCACGGAGTTTGTTAACAGATGGATTGAGATGGTTCATGCTGGTTTTAATCCAAAGAACTTCACCTACGAGATGTATCTGAAGCAGAAGGAAGCACCAACCGCAATCCCTAATACTACTCAGGAGGCAGCTCCTGTGGCTGCAGAGCCTGTGAAGGTAGAGGCAACCACCCCAGAGGACGATGACCTCCCATTTTAATTCACGACTTCATATTAATGGAGGGGCAGAGGCCCCTCTTTTTTTATTTAAGCCTCAAACGATTGTAATAATTGTCTTCTATATACCCCATAGGATTACTCTGGGGAACAGCATCCAGGATTTCATATGGATTATATATCTCATCCTCTTCTACCTGGGCATGAGCCTTATAATCCTCCACAAATATAGTCCATTGGAGAGTCTCTTTCACAAACATCAATTGGATATCAGACATTACCATATCATCATGCCCGAAGAGAGCTGCATATCGTTTCTGTGGGGAGGAGGGACCAGCCACATCTCCAAAGTTTTTGAACTGAGAATGAGTAATATAGCAAGTATCAATTATTTTACCAGCCTCGAAGTCTTCCTTGAAAAGTTGACAATGTGGGGTTTTGTTCCCTGGAGTTATCTTTATCCCAAGTCTATATTTCCCTTCATTGTTCTCCCCAGTGTAATACTTGACGAAGTTATCCCTTGAGAAATTAGTATATTTGTCTTCTAATCCAGTTAGCTCCTTTATAAACAGTTCTCCATAGGTATTCCATTCCACAGATATCAGATATCTCATAGGATCACAGTGCATGGATAGGAGCTGGCAGAAGCTCTCGGCGCATTCCTCACGGGAATTAGTATTGTTTTTGAAGTATCCCACTTTTGCAGGTACCTCATTATCTATTAAACGCCAACAGGAGTATATATTATCATCTTGTCCCAGGCCCTCGGCCAAATCGCAAGTGAATACCAGATATTCATTTTTAAGGTTATCCATCGGCTCAAAATCAGGCTTCCAGAACCAGGATTCCGATAATGTGACTCCAGGGATGTCTTTATTCACAAATCGCTCTATTTCTTTTTCATGTTTGGCAATGAACTTTCTGGATAACAATGTATTGGACGAGATTATAAACTCGGTCCCATATTGCTCATTGAATCCTTCTTCGCTACCTATATTAGCAATCATTCGTCTGCGCCATTTCTCATCACGCTTCTCCCAACACTGTTTCTCCTCATTCCAGTTGGGTACCTGATACCAGTCTACCTTAAAAGCGGAATAGTCACTATCTCCGGCTTCAGCAGCCATATATAGCTCTGCAAATTTATTGTATCCATTCTGGGTAGAGGTGATGCGGAATATACCATTAGAAGCAGTGATAGTTGGGAACACCTGTTTATAGAACACATCCACTATGTTCCTATCTACATGGGCAGCCTCATCCCATAGACACCAATGAACAGTATCACCAAGGTTAGGCGTTTTAGTGGTTAAAGCAGCCCTTATACGAGAGCCAATATACCAAACCATCTCGGACTCAATCCA